TGGACCACCGGTTTCACCTAATCCTTGTGTTACCACTGGTGATTTTGAACTCATTCAAGATCTTGACCTGAACTTGAAAGATCAATCAACATTGCAAAAAACTAATATCTGCATTGTCTGCTCGTCAATAGAGATATTGACGGGCTTTCTGGGTGGGTTATTGCCATACTCCCATACTAGAAATAGTATGGAAGTCTGGCTCTAACTATGTCTATAAGACGGGAATTATCTGGGGTTGCCCTGTGTGCCGTGCACACAGTTGGTACATTGATCATCTTCAAGAAGTCTAAGAACAAAGTCGCAAGACGCATGTTTCACATAATCAACGTGTGTTACATGTCCTCCAAATGTTGATACCCAACTCACACCCGCTGATCGTGTACAGATGGTGTGTAGCATTATTTACACGAAGCACCCCCCCTTAACAACCACGTCTATACATTCTGTATTGTCCTCTAAAATGTCCGCCTCTATTGGTTCAAACGCTAACATTCTCTCTCGTAATAGTATTGGTCAATTTCATGAGCTAGTTAAATGGCTTCAAGAAAAAGATGAAAAAGGTGATATGACACAGCGTGCGAAGGAGCTGGAAGAAATTGCTAATGACATTCGTACTAAATCCAAATATGTTTCTAAAATGGTACAGTCTCCCAGTTCACATGCAGGTGGTCAGAAAAAGGTCATGTGGCGTCCTCCTAATCCTGGTAAAATTCCTCCCATTCCAGAAGTTCCTGTATTGGAACAACGATTACGTGATATAGGATTACGTCGTGTTGATGGTATAAAACTGGACTCTAGTACTTTAGTCACAAATGTAATGAATTTTCAGATTGTGGGGCCTGATAAAACAGTTGCTGATAAGCTGTTGAAACATGCCTCCGATGAAGAATGGGCTCAGTATACAGAGTTCTTTGATCGACATATAGTTAGTGGTGGTACTATGGAAGCAATCTTGACACGTTTGAAGAAAGGTCTCACTGAGCCATTAGAACAGATTATGCCTGATGAATATAAACTGATGGATAAACCGCGTTCTAAGGAATTTCGTGAGTATATTCAACAGTTGTGTTCGTTGATTGTGATTGATCCTGACTATTGGATGACTAAGCATGGAGATAGTAGTGTAGTAACGGAAAAATGTACATATGCAACAGAACCTACTATGGGAAACACTACAGCACGTTTGGTCGCCATGTCAGATTATGGTGCCCCATACATCGATAAGAAGAAGAGTGATGAAATAGAGTGTATTTATGAAACTCGTCTCGTTAAGGAATATCCACAGGTATTCAAGAAATATGTAGGAGTGGTTTGTGATCAAGATTCCAAAACAAAGGATTATATTCCAAAATCACAACCTGGTTTTCTACAAATTATTACAACTGCGTATATGTTGAAGGATGCCTTAGTGTATGGTCTCAAAGTGGCTAAGAGTACAGGGGATACAACATGGTTTGATCGTTTCATGGATCGTCATGGATATTATTTCTGTTGTTTAATCAAGAACAAAACTGAATTAATGGAGCGTGCTGATCTAACCAAGAAAACTCGTCCTTACTATGTGTATTCTGCTCCTCTAGCATACTTATGGTCAATACTATTCAATGCCTTCGGCAACACACTGCCTCCGTTGACGCACCCTGGTGCTGAAAATTCGATAAATTTAATTGGTCATTCATGGACTAATGGCGGGGCACGTCGTTTTGTTGAGGTGATGATGGATGTTCCTCAAGGTGGTCATAAGTTCTGCTGTTATGCAGACGATGGTGTTATGGTGGTCCACACTCACGATGGGCATTTCTACAATTTCAATCCTGACATTCAAACATTAGACATGAGTATAAATAAGCGCACTCCTAATGTGGCATTTTATATGTTATGTGAATGCATGAATGGTAGAATTGATTTGGTATTTAAGCAACTCGGGTTGTTGTGGGCAAAGTTGTCCGTTGAAGCAAAGATTGTCTTTCATAAGGCTATAACCGTGATGAAATCTCGTGGTGCCAATTCTGGTATCAATGGTATATCATATTTAGATATGTTTGATATAATGATCATATACTTAGAGGTTAAACAGACTCGGTTATTCGATGATGTGGAAGATCTCGCAGATTTGAAAGAGAGAATTCAACGCTTCAAGGAATTATGTCTGGTACGTGGAAAGATAGTTAAAGAAGACACACTGGAAGTACATGAGGTAGATTATGACTCTGATTGGAAAGGACCAATTCTCGGAATGAGTTTGGTATATCATGAAGAGATTGGAGAACATCTACCCTGTCTTCCTGATGTAAATTTGGCAGCCTCTATGGTATTTAGTAAGAAAAACATGTCAAAGAAAAGTGAGATTGAAGTCTTACTCAATCGCGCGGCACGAGTTGCAGGTGTTTGTATGTCAGGAGGTTATTTGTATCCAACTATCTATAATGCATGTCGTGAAACGTGGGAGGACATTCGAGCAAAAGATGGCGCTAACTTGCATTTTCCCGAAACCTGGACAACTATGGGTGAACTGAATCTCGGTATGGAGGATG